TTAGTATATCTAGCAATATTAAACTATAATCCATCTAACTAGAAAAGACCTCTTTCATACTCTTATCTATTTCTTTTTGGTTGTTGCCCATTTTATTATACCAAAGGTTAATAACCTTAGTTAGTTTATCAAAACTGCTATCAAAAATATCTTTAATTAAGAGTATGTTTTCATCTTCAATATCTTCCTTATCTTCAGAAAGATAAAGAAATGATTGCCTTTTCTCATCAAAGCTTGCACCTTCAAATACAGGGAAAACGTCAGTCTTTCCTTCTACCTCGTCCTCATAAAAAGAAAAGTTAAATATAAACCATTCTATCATTTTTGTTTCTGATTTAACGTCTGCAGTCTGACTATATTGATCTCTCAAGGAAGATTCGTATTTCATAATGATAGACTGAGCTTCCGCCATCTTCTCTTCAGCTTCTGCTAATTTGATTTTTTGTTCCTCATCAAGTTTTTTCGCAGCTCCGTAAAACTCTATAGTTCTAGAAGATTCGATATTTAACAACAAAGCATCTTTTAAATCTTTCTCTAGTCCAACGGTATCCTCATTACTCGCAAACTTTCTTTCGAGCATAGCTCTAGTTAAGAAGCCAGCATTAATATACTCGTTGTATTTTTGACCATAGAAAAACTCAGCCCTCTCAATGTCTGAAACAGTTGGTTTGTAAACAATAACCCTTTCTTTCTTTTTTTTCTTAGTCTTCTTAGTATACTCCTTTTCTCCGTTTTTCGTTTTTTTGGTATAAGGTGTTTCTACTACAATATCTCTTTCGATTTCAAATGAATAAAGTTCTTTCATAAAATGTGTTTATTTATATAATTATGTTTATTTATAGTTAAAAATCAAATTTATTTTTTGATTCCTAAAGAAAGAGAATCCCCGTCCTCTGATTCGAACTTAATTGCATTTATATAATCGCTCTCAATGTCCATATCATTTGAAATCAACAAACTATTAAAAAAATAAGAATATTTATATTCGTTTTTTATATGTACATCTAAGCCAAAGACCTTAGACGGATAGTAACCTCCAAAAAAGTTTCCAGAAGAATCAAAAATTTGACCATTTTCACCAGAAAAAGATATTCCAGTAGATTGCAGGTCATTGATATCTTCTCCGTCGAAAAACCCACTTCCTAAATGTAATTTAAAAGAACTTTCTTTTTGCCGAATAGCAAAGGATAATTCAAATATGCCTTTGGAGAAAGATTCAGAATCTATTTTTTTTGTTTGCTGCATACTCTTTTTTACACAAAAAAACAAGCCCAACCTTTCGGAAGGGCTTGTTTAACACAACAATACAAAACTTAAGCTTCTCTTCCGCTCCAGAAGACACCTTCTGTAGAGGTTGAAGCTCCAGCAATTTGAGCTGAGAAAGTTAAATCAACACTTTCGTTGTCGTCCAACGATGTGCTGAATGATTGGCTATCCAGAACAGCATTTTTAAGCTGAAATACATGGACGGGAGATCCGAGTTTATCTTCGACTTTGATAACAACGTCAACCCTGTCGTCTCCAGCAGTTCCAGTGAGAACATACTCAAGTGAACCTTGTTTGAAGTCACTTACAAGAGCGCTCATGTTGACATTAACGTCAATTGGAAACTCAAGGTACTTTGTTCCGCGTTCTCTTCCGAGGCACTCGACGTTTTCCCTTGCTAGTGGAATTTCCACGCTTGCGTTCTGAACACATATATTAGAAAGATCTACACCAATGTTGTCTCCAACTGAGATTTCATCGTTCTCGAATGTAACGCTTACATCTTGCGGTCTAAGTACAGCAAATGACATTGATCCAGTATCAGGAGCTGGCAAAGTGATAGTTCCAGCTTGTCTTGCGTAGGTGGAGTCAACAGAAGGGTTTTCTAAGGCGCTATGAGTTCCTGTAAAGAAAACAACGTTAGAAGCTTCTCCCTCGACATCAACTCTTGGAATTTCTCCTACAGCAAAGTTGGCTGTGTAAGATGTTAAGAATACGTTTCCGAATCCAATTGTATCGTGTTCAGCTTCGTCGCTAGCCCAAGAAGTGCTATTAAATGCGTCTTCTCCTTCTTTAACGGTAGCAACATAAAGGTTGCGCTCTCTTGCGTCTGGGTCTTCTGACAAAATTCCAGAAATAATCTGTGCGTTTAGGTTAGAAGTTGTGAGCCCGAGATACGTCTCGTTTTCTCCTCCTCCAAGGAAATAGCCTAGAGAAACTGTTGGCGTTACTTCTGAAGTAAGTTCTACTCCAATACGCGATAGTTGACCGAACTCCCTAATGTCTTCTCTGGCTCCTGCCTGATCGACTTCAAAAGAGAAAGTATCTACCCTGTTTAATTGTGAAGCGGTGGTTAATCCGCCTCCCCAGCCAGTTGCAGAAGCAAAGACCGCTTTGTTTTGTGAAATGATTCTTGTTCTTGACATAATTGATTAGAATGTTTTTTATTTTTTACACCTTATTGTAATCTTGGGAATCTATATGTTGATAAATCGAACTCCATCATGGCTACAGAAAAGTCCCTATTAATAAGTTCTCTCATTCTTTCAGAGTAAACTTTAGATACACTAACCTTATCCAAATGAGTAGTGACACCTCCTTCAAAGGTTTTTTGGAAAACCTCGTAATCATATGGAGCTTGCTTTATAGAATAAGAAAACCCATAAGGAAAGTTTTCGTAAGGTATGTGTGAAAACTCGTCTCTAGCAGAGTCTCTAAACTTAGAAATTATACTGTCTATTACAAAATTATCTCTAGTCAAAACCATAACTTGAACTCTGTTTTTAGTTTCTTCCATTCCACCAATACAATGCTCGTCATTTTTAGATGAAGCTAAAGAGATAAAACAAGCTGGCAAAAAAAATGTTTTTTCGTCTAGTTTTTCTGATTGGTTAAAAAAGTAAGGAGTGGTTTGACCATTTTCTAGAAAATCAGATTGAAGTATTGTGCTTACATCACTATCGTTAGCTATGTAAGTGTTAACCTCTTTTACTGTAGAAGTTGCTGTTATATCCAAGTCTTTGCCAGAGGATAAAGGTAATACAACTCTGCCTTCTTGATAATCCAAGAAAACACCTCCGTTACTGTCTGGATCGTCATTTATAAATTGTCCATTTATATAAACACCAGAATTTGGGCTTTCTACAGACTGATCCGCAACCAACTGCCTGAACTGACCTTGGTAACCTATAAAATCACTTGGTAAATCCGAATATTCCACATACTTAAAACTGTTTTCAAGACCTGTGACATATGCTTTTATATCCTCTTTTAGTAGGGCATTTTCAAACCAAAGGTAAAAGCTAGATAATAGATTCTGATCGAACTGGGCTTTCATTTTTAAATTTTTCTTAAATTGTTTTTAAAATCTTCTATGATTTTAGATATATAAGGTGTTGTATCAAAGCTAGACCCTGTGCTTTTTGAAACCTGCAATCCAGAACCTGATCTCGAAGATGTCTTTGTATTACTACTATACACATAAGATCCAAGATTGCTTATACCTTTTTCTATTCCTTCAGCCCAACTCAAACCTCCAGCCCAAGGAATGGGTGTTGCAGAAAAAACCTCTTCTAAAGTTGGTATAGACATAGATACTTTGAACGAACCGCTTTGCTTTAAACTTCTTACGCTATAAGTGATTTTCCTATCGAATATTCTTTTGATATCTATTGTTGGCGTAGAGTTAGCTTCGAAACCTATGAAAGAAAACAAGTTTCCATATCCATTTGTAAGACCACTTATGTTGTTGGCATAAGGACCTTGTTCTATCTCTCTTGTAACTGGATGAGATTCGAAGTCACCTTGAAGTTGCTTTTGTTTTTTTAGAATTTCTGGAGCTAATGATCTTCTTATTTGCAAAGCTAAAGATCTCTTGCTAGATGTCATTACATCTCTTAAAACAGCCCTTTTGTTTATGACTACTTTGACGTTTCTAGCCATTAATTTTCTCTCTTCAAGTTTACCTGATAATACTGAGAGTCAAATGGACCTATATGTTTTGAATCTCCTTCTAAAGTAAACAGGTCTCCGTCTACTTCAACCCTAGATGAAATTTTCAATTTTTCGTAACCCTCTTTTTTGACTTTTAGTCTAATCCTACCCTCTGAAGCGGATAAGTTCATTTGTGCTTTAGCATCAACGATTCTATCATCTTGGAAGTTTTCGTATTTTACAATGGCTTGTATTTTAACTTTTTCCATTGTATTCCTTGTGGTAGTGTGTCTAGTCGTTTGCTTTGGAGCACTATAAAGGGGGTTATAGTCTTGAGGTAAGTCATTGGGAGAATCAGTATATTTCTTTATATACACATATATGTCCCTAAAAAAGGTATCCCTTACATTATCCAACTCAAGTTGAATTTGCTTCTTTTCATCATCTGACAATAGAGAAGACATCTTATGCTATATTGTTTTTGTCTGAACCGTAAACCTGAATAGGTGATGATTTATAAACATTATACTTAGAAACTAAGTCGTTAAGCTTGTCCATTGAATCATTTTTAAAAGAGTTCAAGGTTCTGGCTATAGAGTTTTTGTTTTGTTTTTGTATTGTTGTATCACCTTCTTTTAACAACACCCAATCAGAGGAGCCAGCACAATTGCTCGTAATACCCCTCAGAACGTCCCTAGAGAGCTTCTCGTAATAATGTACAGAATATAGCTCAGTATAGATTGCCTCCTCTTCAGCGCAAAATGAGGGTAAAAAATTACCACTCACATCTATTTCAAAATCTTCATTGAGAAGAATGTTGACTTCGCCTATGTTAGCATCTAACCAACCAGACACATAAGATATCGGGAATCTATCTGTGTCTTCAGGAAATTCAGTATTTATTATTTGTTCTGCAAGCTCTCCAAGGTCATTCATATTTTAAATATCGTTAAACAACCTTACAGTTTTTTTGTAGTTTGGGGAATTCTCGTCTATGATTGGTTGTATTGGGCTCGGCACATTCACATTGTGCTTCCTAGCGTACATATTGAAAGATTCAATCAAATTTCTTTTTAATTCTCTGGTGCTCTGCTGTGGAGTAACTCCAACGTGCATGGCTAATGAAGTCATCTCAGAAACAGACATATCTTCTAACTTACTAGCAAAAATATCTTCATTTAATGTTCTGTATGGGTTCATTTCTTGAATGCCCAGAAGATCTTCCAAATCTCTAGCTTGATCTATTTGCTTTTGTTTTTCACTTCTACTCTTTCCGTCAACCATCTCAAAGGCTTCTAATGATTCCTTTTGTTTTCCAGTGTCATCTTCTTGTATAGCGTGACCAATAGAACCCTCTACATCTAAAAGTTCTTTTAATTCCTTTTCCCTAGCTTCTTTGTTAGTTTTTTTGCTAAGTTTTTTGCCTTGTTTTTTATTATCGCTCATAACATATGATATGTATTACACCAAAAAAATCAAAAAAAAAGAACCGCCCCTCTAAAGGAACGGTTCTTGTAATTGTTTTAAGCGATTAGGCGACGATTCCCACAAGGGCTTTATCGTCGATGCAGAGGCGACCCTCTTCAATCTTACCAAACCAACCAATCTTCTCTTGGCGTACGGAGAACTGATCGTCAACTTGTACGTTGAACGCGTCAGATGCACCTTCGTCAAGAACGACTGGGCGGATTAGTGACTCTTTGCTACGGTCGATACCAATAAGAAGCTCGTCAGTTGAACTGAAGCCAGCGTCAGGACTTGATCCTTGTCCACCAGATGTAACTGTAGAGGCATCGCCAGCGTCGATTGCAAGGGCGATCTTATTGAAACGTTGCTCGATACCCATTTCAAGGACTTCAATGATATTGATGCCGTAGAAGTTAGGGAGTCCAGCTCCGCTGTAAAGGGTCTCACGAAGGCTCTCAGGAGCGCTAACAGCACTTTCTGTAGAGGTGTTTGAGCTACCCGCTGTTCTTGCACCACCTTCAGTATTGATTGGGTTGTAAGACATTGAGCGAAGCTTCTCGACCATCTCTGGTGAAACCATAAGGTCAGTTACGCCAACGTTAGCTCCACCAACAGGAGTACCACCAGCCCAAGAGCTATTAATGCGCTTGGATTTAGTGATCAATCTGTTAAGGTCATCAAGAATGATGCGACCTTGGTTGTTGGAGGAAATAATGCGCTTGTTTGTGGTTCCGTTGCCCTTAATGAGAGCGGAAGCCAAAACGTTGAACGCTGTGCGCTCTTGCTTAAGCATTACTTCTTGAGCCATTCTTGTGAATGTTTTGCTGACAACATCAACCCTAGCTTTTCTAGCATACTTGCGGTCAAACGCAAGAGCACTGTCAATAGTGTAGGTATTGAATTTAAGCTCATTGTGAGCTGGAAAGACTTGGTTATAAGGAAGTCCACCCGCAACTTGTTGAGAGTAAATTTGAATATAATCTTCGTCTGTAATGTCGTGGAAGAGGTCTAGAGGGAGTGACGGATTGTCGTCCCACTCATATGTCATTGTACTAAAGAGGTTGCCAATTGTGGTGGCGTTGTTAATAACCTCGTTAACTACAGGTCCAATAAGAGAAGCTACAGCTGCCTGTGCTTCGTAAGACTCTTCACGATTTGATGAAGCCATAGCGCGAACTAGGGCTAATTGATCTTCTGTTCTTTTAATTGTAATCTTCATGTTCGTGATTTATTTTAGAGTTCGATTTTTACGATTGCGTAGTCACCTGCGAAAGGATCGGCAGAACCTTCTCCTTGGGTTTCTCTGCTTCCAGTTGCAAGAACGAGTCCTACAACAGCTTCACTAGCGCCAGCTGTACCAAGCTTACCACCATCGCGGACAGCAAGTTGAGACATTGGAGCAGGAATAGTACCGCCTTCAAAAGCTCCTTCAGTAAATGTGAAAGAACCCTTAGAAGCTACAGGCACAGCCTCACCAGAGACTACACACTGAAGTTCAGCTTTTTTCTCTGGATAAAAACGAATTTTTTCTCCGTTTTCGTCCTCTTCGCGTACATCACGCAGAAGAATTCCCAATCCTACATCCCCAGAGTCAGCGAGCTGAACTTTGTGAGGAACGTTTGCATACATAGATGTAGCATTTCCAATAGCGTTAAGGAAACCCCCTTCGCCGTATTCTACAAGATCTTGGTTAAGGTCAGCTTTAGTGATCTTAACAATGAGTCCTGCACCTACTTCGCCTCCGTCGAATGAAAACATGTTGATAACATCGGTTTCACTGTAATGACGGAATGGCAATAGTTTAGTTATATCGTTAGCCATAATTTTATTTATAAGTTAGATTTTTTTTATTATTTGGTAATTTGTACCTGAAAATTGTTTTTTAGTTTTTCTACAAGAGAGGTTTCGGTAGAAGCCTCTGCGGTATTATTTGGAATAGTTGATGTTTCTTCATCGGTAGTTTGAAGATCTTCATCTTCTACGGAAGCTTCGGAAACCTCAGATTCAACCTTTTTGGCAGACTCAAGAGTTGAGGCTACAAGTTCTTCAACTCTTTCCTGAACCTCTTGTTCAGCTTTAGCAATAGCTTCTTTGTTTCTGTGCGAGAATACAACAGCTAGCTTATCTTTAAGAGCTTCGAAAGATTCACTGGTATTATCGATACCCTTCATTTCTGCAACTACATGCTCAAGCTCTTTCTCTTGGAGAGAGTAAGTTTGATCGATGAAGTTCATGCGGTCATTGAAAAGTTCTACAGAAGCCTTAGCTTCCATTTCGCTTTTAATTCCGTCCAATTCTTCCTTAACGCCTTTAAAAGAGGCTTGAAGGGATTCAAGGTCTGCGCGAGCTTTTTCTTTAGCCTCGGTTTCGAGTTGAATTTTAGATTTCCAGTTTTCTCCGTGTGCATTGAGAGCATCACGCATAATCTCACCAATAGAGTTGGCTTGATCGTCTTTCTTTACTACGGAAGCTACATTTTCTGCAACGCCATCCATGAGCTTTTCGAATTCTTCTTTTGTCATATGATTTAAAATATTGAATTTTTCTTTGTTTACAGGGTTTACGTTGTTTAGGGAAATTTTTTCTTTTTGATAAATTGTGAGAGACTCTTTATTTTGCTTGTCTTCCATCTCTTCGTCCATCTCTTTCTTGTTCATATATATGCCCTTAACTCTGGCGGCTGGGTTTGTTGTTAGGGCAGCTCCCAATGGGTAAGTTTTCCCTACAATCAACCTATTTACAGGGTTTCCTTCTGAATTTAATCCTTCTCCACCAAACCCTTTAACGTATTCTTTTTGCTTTTCTGCGTCAGATTCTGACAGAACTCGACACTCGGAAAGTTTATTTGAGCCTTCTGCTATTTTATATTGAGAAAAAGCTAACTCCCAACTTGTGGAAATGCTCTGGTATGCGTCTTCACCCTTGTCGCTTGATTCCAAAATTGCTTCAGCTAGCTCTGGGTACACATGACTATAAATAAAGCCAGCAGCATTAATGTAAAATGGTTCAGTTTTCCCAGCGTAAGAATTTATGTCATTATCTTTAAAATCAAACTCCTCCTCAGAGAAGGACGCATTAATCATGTGACCAACTATTTTTTGTTTTTGGTGTTCGACATTTATGGGTTTGTTTACAAATCTTTTTACTGCAGCCATAGCTGTTTCAGTATCAATGCCATCTCCATTTTTATTAAATTCGTTAACTACAGCTAGATTGAAAACAACTGGGATAACATCAATATTGTCTTCTGGATTGAACTCGTTAGGCATAAGGCTTTTAGCCTTTTCATCTAAACTAGCTTGAGATATACCAAAACTAGAAAAATCATCTTTATCTAAAGCTTTGATTTTACCATTAAATCGGCAAACTTCAAAATCATCTTTGTTCATGAAATAAATTTACACTAAAAATCTAATTATTAAAATTTATATTCAAAACGATCAAGGTCATCCTTGTAATAGCTTTCGACAATCTTAACTAATTGAGTCATTGAATAATATTCCCTCCAATCTCCATAATCTGTTTCATTTATATGAACCATAGTAGTTATAGGATAGTTTATAGCCTCGCACACATGATTAAAATCATTTTGTATGTTTTCATAACGACCAATAAAATCAACTTCCTTATCCAAGTAATAACACATGGGTTTTAAATGTACGGACCTGTCTATATATTGTTTAAGATTAAACACAAATTTAGGAAACGTATCAGGAATTTCATTTCCAAGCCTTTTCTCTCCAAGGGTTCTCCCACCTCCTTTTAAATATTCATAAGCGCTTACCAATCTTTCGAATGGGTTCCTGACAAAAGCGAAAGTAAACCTACCTTTAAGTTTTGATTCTGCTACTCTCGAAAGCCGTTTATGACCCGTTGAATTTGGCAGGTGCATTCTAACACTAGTGCCTCCCGTCTTAGGAACATGGACAAAGCAATATGGTTTCTCTGGCTCCATTCAATCAATTAGTTTAGTAGAGTGATATAAAATAGCTGCACTTAAATCATCTAATTGATGTTTTGCTCCGAAATCTAGCACTTCACTATTGATTTCTAAGTTGTTCATTTGTTCAAGGTCCCCCAATACATTTGATAGCTCCGAATCCCAAGATTCTGATTCTTTAGCTACGACTATCGAATCACAAACTCTAGAAACAAGATCTTTTTTGTCTTTATTTAATCTCTTTATATCAAACTTCTTAGAAAATTCTTTTACTGCTCTTTTTTCAAACTCTGTTACCATTTTAGTAACCTCGATGATATTAGCTTTTGAATAGTGAGTGGAATTAGAAACCCCAACAGGTCTACCTCCACTTGGAGATGGATTTTTAACTACATTATCTCTGCCTTCGTCTGCTGTATTAGAATCTGTTGATTTGTCATTAATATCACCATCCTGTTGATACAAGTTTATTGAATTTACTAAAGGCAGGTAATGACCATCTTCCCTACTTTGCTTAAATGTTTTTTGAGCTGCCTGAAGATCTTTCGATTTTGGAAAATCCCCAGTATCTATTAGATCCATACCTTGCTCTGGAGTCATAACCCCAAGCTCCATCATTCTTATCGCTATTTTTTTGGTTTCGTCATCTTTATTCTGACCGACCTCAATCATCTTTGCTTTAGGAAAGTTCTTCATTCCAATATCCTTACATAACCTTTTGATTTCTGGCTGTAGAAATTCCTTTAAAAATAAATCCCTAGCCAACTGAAGCTTTTCTAAGAAAACCTGCATTTTTAGTTCTCCCTGAGAATACTTGGAGTCTCCAATTAAGATGTTCTGGAGTCCGTCTTTTATATCTTGGTCTAGAACTTGATACTTCTCTGCTCCCATTACCTTCTTAAGATCGGGGATAACAAATTCTGCTTTTGTTGTATAATCCGACACAAGAACTCTACCAACACTTTGGTTTTGAAATATATTCTGCATAGCAGACAAAGCTTTGTGATTTACACCGCCCTTGTCAGGCTCTGCGCCCATAGTTACAAGTAATACAACATTTTCTATAGAGCGAGCAATTGCCTGATCTATTTTTTTAAGTTCCATTTTCTTATTTAGATCATCTAGAACAGAAAAGCCGCTAGGTATAGCCATGGGCTCATAATCTTGTTTGCCAGCAAATACTACATGAAGTTTTTCAGTTTCTAGTGGTATAATCGGAGTTGAGTTAGATACAGCGGGGCTATTCTTTATAGAAACCCTAGCTTCTTCTGGCATGGAGTTATATAATTCTTTTTCATGCTCTGATGTAGGTTTTTTCAATCTAGCAACCTCAAACGGAGTCAGAACCTTAAAGTATTGGTATTCTGAAAACGTAATTGACCCATTAGCAACAATATCTGCAGGATTAAGCATTATATATTTTATGGGTATTTTGGCATTTTTTTTACTAGCACCATAAACCTCCATCATTTTAGTAACACTTGTGATATCTAAGGTTCCATCTAATCTAAGCATAAAGACATTGCCAGATCTATAGAATTCTCTGAAAAACTGGTCCTGAATATCGTGAAGTCTTATTCTTTTAAACCAAGCTTCCACGAACTTTCTAGACTTCTGAGAACCACCCTCCAAATATACCTCAGTATTCGAATATTGAGACATTAAATCAATGGTCGACCTAAATACAGGTATATTAAAGTAAGCTTTCTGGCAAAGTGTAATAGCGTCTGTGACTCCCACATTATCTTCGGAGTATTCGAACGGTAGTAAGCCAGAGTCTATGTTTGCATACTTATTAGCCACTTTACTTGTAGCTATGCTGTTAGTTCTCGACTTAGATCTACTATCAGAACTTGAACTTTTTCTCGAAGAGCCTTGAGTTTCGTAGATCGATTCCCCCATCATTTTCGGCTGGAAATCTGAGGTCATTGTAGCCTGAGATTCCTCATTTTCAAATTTATTCCAGTAATCTGATTTTTTAGTATATTTCCTTTTCGCCATACACTATTATACACAAGAAAACCTAAAATTCAAAAGTTAACTTTTAACTTTGAAAAGTCGACTTTTACTGTTTACTGTATTTAACCTTTATGATCATTTTTTGATCACCATCGGTTTGTGTTATGTAAGTTTCTCCTTTATCATGAAGCTCTTTCATTTTTGCTTCTGGAATAGTCATCTCATGATCATAGTCTACAGCTTTATTCTCTTCTTTTTTGTAATTGTAGTTGGATTCTGTGACTATTATTTCTTCTCCACCAAACTCGGCACTAGCTTTAGATTCTTTTTTTGCATCTTCAAACTGGCTATAACAAACAGCCAACATCTGCTTACTATCGTCAAAGTCCTTTTTTACTATGTCAGAGGACATACATCTTGAAATAAAGTCGCTTTTTTTCTCTTTGTCGTTTGGCTTAGGTAGAGGCATAGTTTCTATTACACTGTAAACTAATAAAAAACTTATTAGAAATTTTTTTTTAAATGGTGAATGGGATAAACCCACCTTGGGGTTTGTTTTCAGCTTTAGCATGCTTAGAATCAAAGTAAATCTTTCCAAACCAGTTGCCAAGTAACAATGCAGAATAAGAGTCTTTTCGGGCTCTATTAGGACCAGTCTGTCTTCTTAGGTTTTGTGGTAGATTAAATTGTTGAGATCCTTGGGGATTTGATAGCACCTCAATATTAGCACATTCTGATTTAGTCAATTCTATTATACTTTTTTGGTGATCTATAAAGTCAATCATTTTAGCGCCCTTGGAAGATGCATTTATTTTCATGTCCCATTTGAGAGATTCAATCGGTAAGTTCTTTTTTCTTTGATCGTCGAAATGCGAGTCAACCGCCCTAGAACCAAATAGTATTCTTTTGTGATCAATAGATGCCTGTAGTAGTTCGTTTGCATTACGTATCCAGTTGACTGTAGGCTTTCTTAAAACACAGTATTTTCTTGTTTTAACATTATATTCATTTTTAAATGCAAGGATATCAGAATGGTAGTTTTCGGACTTCTCTATATCAATCTCTATGACACCTATGTCTATGTTCTTGTCTTTAAACAACTGGCTTTCATTACATGAGTTGATAAACTGCACTCCTCCGTTATAGTCTCCGCATATACCAATAATGTTGAAGTGAGTTATCAAATATAAGAAATATGTCATATGCTCCCTTAAAGATACCCCAGCCACAGCGTAACTGTGAACTAAACAGATCTTCTGGTCTTCTTGTAGCACCTTAAAAACATGCATAGCAAAGTGGTCTGCACTTGTGTTACCAGCCCAGTTAGGGTCAAAAGCTAGTATGTATTCATCACTAGGGTTGCCAACCACCTCTACAGCTGGACTTTCCCCGTCAGGTATCGTACAAGCAGCCATTTTTGATAATCTGAAATAACCATCACTCTCATCTACGAACTGAGCACCAAATTCTCTTTTGAACTGCATTTCACTCATAGTAGCCTTTGCTTGTTTAAGCAGGTTTTGATCATAAAGTCTCTTAGGAGCACAATCATAACTCAACTGCATTATTAACCTATAAGCCCCAGAACCTGCTCCATATTCATCATCATCATCATCATCTTCGACCCCATCTTGAGAGATAGTTTTCTCCATAATCAGTGATTCATATTTCTTGAAAAGTTTATACATATATTCGAATTTAAAGCTTGGAGATGAAAGAATTATCAACTTGTTATTAGGCCAGACATACCTATCCTTGTCTTCCATCTCACCTTTTTCGATTATGCGTGTCTCAAGATTATATAGTTCCTCACGCTCTATAGGATTTTCTACAACCCCCAAAAACGGCATAATAACCTCATTAAAAATCTTTTCTGGTATAGTAAGGAACTCGTCAAGAACTATCCTATTAAATCGAAAACCCCTTAATCTTTCTCCGTTAGCCAACGGTAATGCTACAGCTTTACTACCCCCTATTTTCATAGTCCACTGGTCAGTTCCTTTAGTTATCTTAACGCCACACTCTTTTGCTAACCTAGCTTCTGGTTTGCCTAGTATGTCTTCCATTTTTTGGAATATCATCTTTGACTGCCTGAAGGTTCCTGCAATTACTCCTATGTTTGAGTTTGGGTTCAATAGACACTCTAATAAAACATAAACCGCAGTAGAGAATGTTTTAGACATTCCTCGAGAGAAAACGAACATAGAATAGTCAGACACCATCATTCCCTTGACAGCCATAGCTTGAAAGGGGAATAGCTTGACTCCTAAAAACAATTCTGATGTAAATGCAATATTATTTCTTAAAAATTTATATAGATAATATCGCGCGTCCTCTTCCTTCATGGAACCATCTATACTTTTTAGGTATTCGTTAAGTGGTTCTGAGGCGTATCCCATCCTCACATCTTGTACTCCTTTTTCCCAAGCCATTTTAATTTGATATTGCTGTTTTTCTTTGACCTAATCCGTGTATTTT